GCTCGTTACACACACGAAACAATAGCTATGGGCTATTCAATCACAGAAGAAGCAATGGAGGATAACCTCTATGTTTCTCTCTCTGGTAGATATACTAAAGCTTTGGCTCGTGCAATGGCTTACACAAAACAAGTGAAAGCAGCGTATCCATTAAATAATGGATTCTCTACTACTTTCTCTTCAGGTGATGGTGTTGCTTTATTTAGCACAGCTCACCCACTTGTAAGTGGCGGAACTAACAGCAACAGACCTTCTTCAGGTGCTGACTTAAATGAAACATCTCTTGAAGATGCTATCATTCAAATCGGTAAATATACTGATGAAAGAGGTCTTAAAATTGCAGCTAGACCAAGAAAACTAATAGTACCATCTGATCTTCAGTTTGTTGCTACTAGACTATTGCAAAGTGACTTCAGAGTCGGAACTTCTGATAATGATATCAATGCAATCAAAACTAATGGAGTGATTCCAGAAGGTTATGCAGTTAACCACTATTTAACTGATACTAATGCTTTCTTCATCACTACTGATGTTCCTGATGGCATGAAACATTTCGTCAGAAGTCCTATGACTACATCTATGGATGGTGACTTTGACACTGGTAATGTTAGATACAAAGCTAGAGAAAGATATTCCTTTGGAGTATCTGATCCACTAGGTATCTTTGGATCACCAGGTAGTTCGTAAGAACTTTAAGGGAGGCTCGCAAGGGTCTCCCTTTTTTCCTTCTAGGGTAATTTTTTTCTATCGACTGACCTAGCAGACAAGCCAAGACGATAGATTTTAAGGAGACTTAATTATGGCAAACTCAACTTTTTCAGGACCAGTCAGGTCTGAGAACGGCTTTAAGGTCGTTTCTAAAAATACAAGCACAGGAGCAATATCTACATCCTTTACCCTTGATGGTTCAGGAATGCAAGTAGCACCTGTAGCTTTAGCTGATACTACAGCTATTTCATTAACAGCAGCAACGCATGGTGGCAGAGTATCAGTTGTACCTGCACTAACAGCTAACTGCACATTAACTTTACCCTCACCTTCAGAAGGAGTTTACTTTAAACTTATTTATGGTGGTGCAGCAGAAGAAACTGAAAACTTAATTATTAGCACAGGTTCTAATACTAACTTTTACATTGGTGGTATTATTCATTTAGATTCAAATGCAGATAATGTTTCTGTTTATTCTGATGGTAACTCAAATTCCATTTTGACTTTAACTGATTTTGGTTTATTTGAAGTAAACATTTTGGCTAAAGACTCTACCAATTGGTATATTTGGGGCAATCAAGAAGGTGCAGATGCACCAGCATTCTCTGACGCATAGGAGTAAATTATGGCAGATGCAGTAACTTCACAAACCATCATTGATGGTGAAAGAAACTGTATTATGAAGTTTACCAATGTCAGCGATGGTACTGGCGAATCCGCAGTTGCTAAAGTAGATGTTTCTGCTTTAAATTCTAATGCAGCAGGTGTAGCTTGCTCAGAAGTTAGAGTTATGCGAGTTAGCCATGCTATCGTTGGTATGTCTGTCCAAATGTTTTTTAATGCTACTTCTAATGTTTTACTTATGGAACTTGCAGAAAGTAGTAATGGACATATGGATTTTCAAGACTTTGGTGGTATTCCTAATAATGCAGGAAGTGGTAAAAATGGTGACATTTTATTTACCACAAAAGGTCACAGTTCAGGAGACACTTATTCTATCGTTTTAGAGATGGTAAAAGTGTATTCTGATTAATAGGAATTTATTATGGCTAAAACTAAAAATTATGTAATTTCAGAAACTGGTGAGTTTCCTGCTCAGTACAAAGTTTTACATCTTGATGAAGATGGTATCTACAGACCTGTATTTGGTCCTGATCCTGATCTAGAAGATGCAGAGCGTAAGTGTGCTGAGATGAACGGAGAGAGAGCTAGGAATGATAAAGGGCAATTAGTTGCTGACGATCCTTCTACTCCTGATGTTAATGAAGCTTATGTTGGTGGTAAAGCACCAAAGAAAAAGGCTACTAAAAAAGCACCAGCAAAGAAAGCTACAGCTAAAAAGAAAACTACTAAGAAAAAGTAGTATTATTTATATTTATAATACTCTGGTAAAACGGAGTATTATATTTATCTAATTTATACAAGGAGACAAAATGGCAGGTAAAAAAACTAAATACATGGCTGGTGGTGGAAAAAACACTAAGTACATGGCTGGCGGTGGAAAAAATTCAAAATACATGGCTGCTGGCGGTATGAAAACTGAAGTTGGTAAAGAAGCTAAAGTTGAACAATACAGAGATTATGTTAAAAGAATGTTTGGTGGTGGAGATACAAAAATGACTACTAAAGGTTCTTCTGCTGGTGGTCGTAGAGATAAAAGATCATAAACCAGTAAATAATGTCTAGAGCAACAAAAGATTCCAGATTAAAAAGAGCTGGAGTTTCTGGATACAATAAACCTAAAAGAACACCTAATCATCCTAAAAAGTCACATATAGTTGTGGCAAAAGAGGGTGATAAGGTTAAAACTATACGTTTTGGAGAACAAGGTGCAAGCACAGCAGGTAAACCTAAGAAAGGTGAATCTGCTCGCATGAAAGCCAAACGTAAATCTTTTAAAGCTAGGCACAGAAAAAATATTAATAAAGGTAAGATGTCAGCAGCTTATTGGGCAAATAAAGTAAAATGGTAATTAGCAGAAGTAATATGAAAAACCAAATTCTTAAAGCTCCGTCTTCTAAGAAAAAGGTATCAAAAACAAAATCTGGTATAACTATAACTAGAATTAAAAAGGATAAATAATGGCAACGAGTGGTACTCATACATTTACTTTAGACATAAGCGATATTATGGAAGAAGCTTATGATATAGCGGGAGTTGAATTACGCTCTGGCTATAGCTATATGAGTGCTAAACGTGCTTTAAATTTAGTTTTTCTAGAATGGCAAAACAAAGGATTAAATCTTTGGACTGTTGAACAAGGCACAGTTAGTTTAACTTCTGGTACAAATACATATAGCTTAGATAGTTCAGCTATTGAAGTTATTGATGCTTTTATTAGAACTGATGCTGGCAATGTAGATAAACAGTTTGATCAAAGGTTAAATAGAATATCTAGAACTGAATACAATCATCAAGCTAATAAATTAAATAAAGCTAAACCAACACAGTTTTTTGTAGATAAAAATACAGGAACTTTACAAATTGTTTTGTGGTCAACACCAGATGACGCAGACACATATACTTTGGTTTATGACTATATACAAAAAATAGAAGATGTAGGAACAGTAGCTACAAATAATGCTGATGTTCCGTCAAGATATTTACCATGCTTGTCATATGCTTTGGCATACTCTTTAGCTAGTAAAAATCCTGAATCTGCACAAAGAATACCTTTTATAAAACAAAGATATGATGAACTTTGGAATGAAGTTAGTGATGCAGATAGAGAAAGAGCACCTGTAAAATTTGTTCCTGATTTAGCTACATATAGATAATGGCATACGCAAGAGGTAAAAAAGCATTAGGTCAATGTGACAGATGTGGCTTTACATATAAGTTAAATGAACTCCAATATGAAATATTTGATAGCAAACGAAATGGGTTGCGGGTTTGTTATGAATGTTTAGATGAAGATCAACCACAATTAAAACTTGGAGAACTAAATATAGTTGATCCACAAAATTTATATAATCCTAGAGTAGACACAGGGGAAAAAGAATCAACCACTTATTATGCTTTTGATCCTGTAGGAGGAGGTGTAACTGAGTTTGGTTCAAGTACAATGGGTTTGGATATCACAGCAGAGTTAGGTAAAGTTAAGGTAGTAATAACATGAGTTGGACATTTACAACATTAAAAACAGCTATACAAGATTATACTCAAAATACTGAGTCTACTTTTGTTACAAATTTACCTACATTAATAGTACAAGCAGAAAACAGAATAGTTAAATCTGTTGAACTACCTAACTTTAGAAAAAATGTAACTGGTACATTAACTTCTAGTAGTCCTTATTTATCGACACCAATAGATTATTTATATCCTTTTTCTTTGGCTGTTTTAGATAATAGTAGTAATTATGAATATTTATTAAATAAAGATGTAAGTTTTATAAGACAATCTTTTCCATCTGCAAGCACTACAGGAACTCCTAAGTTTTATGCACAGTTTGATGATGATACTTTTATCATAGCACCAACACCTGATTCTAATTACACAGTTGAGTTGCACTATTTTTATATACCTACATCCATAACCACTTCATCAGATGGAACATCATGGTTAGGTACAAATGCCACAGAAGCTTTGCTTTATGCTAGTTTAGTAGAAGCTTATACTTTTATGAAAGGCGAACCTGATATTTTATCTAACTATGAAAAAAGATTTCAAGAAGCATTACAAAGACTAACACTTGAATCAGATGGTTATAATCGTAAAGATGCTTTTAGAGATGGACAAAGGAAAGTAAATGTTTAGTGTTGATATTGAATCAACTATTGGGCAGGTTGCTGTACAAACTACACAAAACAAAGGCTTGAGTCCTGAGTATTGGACTGAAAGAATTTTAGAAAGATTAGTGTCAGTAAGCGATAATGCTGATCCTATGGTAAAAGCACAAGCAGATGCTTTTAAAGATCAAATAGAAAAAGTTATATTAATTTACATGAAACAAGCTATTTTAAGTGACAGATCAACTGTAGCAGGTATGCTAGAGAAACAAGGTCATAAAGAAATGGCAGATATTATAAGGAGACTATAATGGCTATATCACAAGCAATGTGTACTTCTTTCAAGAAAGAGCTCTTGGAAGGTGTTCATAATTTTAAAAACTCAGGCGGAAGCACATTTAATTTAGCACTATATACAAGTAGTGCTAGTTTAGGTGCTGGTACAACTGCTTACACTACTTCTAACGAAGCTAGTGGAACTAACTACACAGCTAAAGGTGCTTCTTTAACAAGAGTAGACCCTACTACTTCTGGAACTACAGCATTTACTGACTTTTCAGATTTAACTTTTAGCTCTGCTACTATTACTGCTAATGGTGCATTAATATTTAATGACTCAGCTTCTGGCGATCCAGCAGTATGTGTACTAGCATTTGGAGGAGATAAAACTTCTACAAATGGTGATTTTACAATTCAATTTCCAACAGCAGACGCATCAAACGCAATTATTAGAATAGCTTAGTTTTAAATGGCTAATATTACAGGCTGGGGTCGAGGTACTTGGGGCGAAGCCACTTGGGGTGAAGCTGCTCCAATTTTAGTTACAGGAGTAGCTGGAACAACAGCATTAGGCTCTGAGACTGTAATAGCAAAAGCATTAGTAGCTGTATCAGGTAATGCTGGTGTATCTGCATTAGGCAACACAGTTGTTGAAGGAGATGCAGTTCAAGGAGTATCTGCGGTAACATCAACATCTGGACTTGGTGATGAAAGTGTTGTTTGTACTGCAAACATAGCTGTAACAGGAAATGCTGGAACTACGGCATTAGGTTCAGAAACTGTTATAGCAGAAGCAAATACATCTGTAACAGGAAACGCAGCTACGACAGAAGAAGGCACAGTAATTGTACAAGCTATAGCAGTAGTAGGTGTAAGTGCAGTTGCTTCAACATTAGAACTAGGTGATGAAGTTGTTATATGTGAAAATAATTTAGATGTTACAGGACTATCAGGTACTGGTGGAATAGGTGATGTTACCAGTATAAGCAAAGCTGTTGTGGCTGTAACAAATGTAACAGGAACTGGTTTTGTGAATGGAGTAAATGTTTGGGGTCTAGTTGATGATAGTCAAACAGCAAACTATTCAGAAGTATCTACAACACAAACACCTAATTATAGTGAAGTTTCAACAACGCAAACTCCTGATTGGGAAGAAATTGCAGCTTAATTATTATATAATTTTTAGAGGAAAATAAATGGCAAGCACATACGTAAATAACTTAAGACTCAACGAAATGGCGACAGGTGATGCGTCAGGAACTTGGGGTACAGTTACAAATACAAATTTAGAGTTGATTGGTGAAGCATTTGGTTACAATACGCAAGATTGCTTTAGTTCTGACGCAGACGCTACTACAACTGTAGCAGACGGAGCTACTGATCCAGCTAGAGCCTTCTATTTTAAGGTTACTTCATCAGCTACTTTAAGTGCTACAAGAACACTTACTATTGCCCCTAATACTGTATCCAGGGTAATGGTTATTGAGAACGCAACTACAGGTTCGCAATCTATTAACATTTCTCAAGGTTCAGGTGCTAACGTAACAATAACTACAGGGCAAGTTAGAGTTGTATACCTAGATGGTGCTGGTTCAGGTGCTGCGGTAGTAGACTCGTTTACAGATTTAGGTTTGTCAGGAACAACCACAACAGCTGCACTAACTGTTAGTGGAAACTTATCCGTAGACGGCGGAACAATCAAACTAGACGGAAACTATCCTACTGGCACAGGTAACGTAGCTTTGGGTGATACTGCACTAGGTGATGGGTCGTTGAGTGGTGCTAATAATACTGCTGTAGGTAATGCAGTATTATCATCTAATACATCAGGTAATCAAAATACTGGTGTTGGCTAC